ACAATTTATTCTCGAATCGCTCCTGAGATAGCAGGGGAGTTTCGCGAAGCCATGACAAAAGCTGATTTGCCTACCGATAAGATTACGCTTATCATGGATGGAATGGAGCACGCTGTCGGTGAGCGGATCCGCAAAGCATGTATTATAACTCTGCGCGAATTGTCGGAGAAAAAAGAGGAAGACATTTTAGCATGATTAATGCGGCAGAAAGATTCGATCCTAGAAAGCCACCAAAAACCGTAGCTGAGAATGTGAATTACGCAGCATCGGGGCTTCTGTCGGGACTTCTGCCTCCTCCAGAAATGACGATCAGTCAGTGGGCGGAGAAAAATCGAATTCTGACTTCTGCTGCATCTTCCGAACCTGGGCGCTGGCGGAATGATCGCACTCCGTATCTTGTTGAAATTATGGACGAGCTTTCTCCGCAGTCATCCGCTGAAGATGTTGTTTTTATGAAGGGCTCTCAGATCGGCGGCACTGAAGTACTGATCAACACGGTGATGTACTACATCAAGCATTGTCCTTCGCCGATAGGTCAATTTCAAACAACCGAACTCACAGCGAAACGTTTTATTAAGCAGCGCGAGGCCCCTTCATTTTCGGCGATGGGTTGGGATAGTTTATTTTCAGGCGACGAAATTTATTTGAAGGAATATCCCGGCGGCGCTCTGATTACTGGATGGTCCAACAGTCCATCGAATCTTAGATCGATGCCTATTCGTATCGCCGTGAATGATGAAATCAGTGAATGGGCAAAGGATTGCGGCGGGCAGGGCGATCCATGTACACTCATAAAAAAACGTACAGAAAACTTTCCTCGCAAAAAGCGCTTCTGGAATTCAACGCCTGGCATCGAGGGTGAATGCCGCATCACTGAAAAATTCAGACTCGGCGATCAGAGACATTACAATGTTCCGTGTCCTCACTGCGGAACTTTACATGTCTTGAAATGGGAAAACATGGTCTGGGATCGTGACGAAAACGGAAATCATCTTCCAGAAACGGTACGCATGCGGTGCCCTGCATGCGAAAAGGAATATGGCGAGTATCACAAGACTGAAATGATGGCGCACGGCTGCTGGATATCAGAGAATGAAAATGGTGCCTATCCCTCATTCCACATCAACGCTCTTTATTCACCCCTTGGATGGTTCTCATGGACATCCGCTGTGTGCGAATTTTTAGAAGCCCAGAATGATGTCAACCGCTTGAAAGCCTTTACTAACAATGTATTGGGCGAAGCGTGGGATATTGATGGTGGAATGCAGGTAGATAAGTTTGGCCTTATCGCCCGCAAAGAAGAATACGGATCCGAAGTACCAGATGATGCGTTGATACTCACCGCAGGCGTTGACACTCAGGACAACCGTCTGGAAGTTGAAATTGTGGGCTGGGGAAAGGGATTAGAATCGTGGAGTATCGAGCACAAGATTCTTGTGGGAGACCCGTCACTGCCTGCTGTGTGGGAAGCTTTAGACGGAGTACTCACCGCTGGATATACAAATGCAAGCGGACAAACCATGTATGTTGCGGCCGCGCTGTGCGATTCGGCGGGTCATAAGACGGCAGAAGTTTATCGATTCACAGCGGGGCGCGAATGGAGAAATGTGTTTGCTTGTATCGGCCGCGATGGGATAGGACGCCAGATCGTTTGCAGACCTGGCAAAACAAAAAAAAGCGCGGCCGCAAATGCCTCGTTGGTAATCGTTGGCACTGATACCGCGAAAGATCAGCTCTTTGATTGGCTTTCCAAAGAAGCTCCTTGCCCAGGCTATTGTCATTTTCCAGAGAAAGATGACTACGACGACGAATATTTTGCGCAGCTCACATCGGAAAAGCGTGTCAAAAAGTGGACCCGTGGAACGATGCATTGGGCGTATAAAAAAACAAGAGAACGAAATGAAGCTCTTGATTGCCGGATCTACGCTCGTGCAGCTTTAAACTTGGTCGGTGTGGATCTGGATAAAATGGCGGCGGTTGGAATTCGTTATTTAATCAATGTGTCCAATTCCGTGACTGTTCATCGCGAAAGAAAAATGATTTCGAAGGGAGTGAGAATATGAACGCCGTTATAAATTTCAAGGATTTAGGAAGTGCGGTTAAAAAACAAATGGAAGATATTCAAAAGCAAATCCGTTTCGCGCAAATGAAAGCGGTGAATGAGGTGGCGTTTAAAGCGCGAACTAATATTATTTCCGCCTACAAGGCTAAATTCCACTGCCGAAATAGTACGTTTCCGAAAACTGTCAAAGTGGCAAAAGCCACAAAAGAAAATCCAGCGGCAACGATCAGTTTTCCTCATGATTTCTTTTATCTTAACGATGTCGGTGGGGATAAAAAGGCGCAGAGTGGAAAATCTTTAGCCGTCCCCACGTCTGTAGGAGCGGGGACTACTTGGGAAAGCGGACAAATTCAATCCGCACGTACTCCGAAAGGCTCAATAAAAAAGTCTATGAAGCCAGCGGAATTGCTAAAGCATTATAATGCGCATAAAGGAAAAGTTAGAGGTGCGGGGACTGCTACTCCACACGCTTTTATTTTAGATAGTAAAAAGGGTAATTTTTTGGCGAGGCGTGAAAAAAATCGTCGAAATGTTATGGACTTCTTGTATTTTCTTCCGAATATGGGTGATGTCCCCGGCCGTTGGGATTTTGTTAAAATTTCAAGAACTACGGCGGAGCGTCATTTAGAAAAAGAATTCGATAAAGCGCTGAAGTGGGCTCTTGAACATCCCAAGTGATTTGTGGATCCAATCTCAAAAACCTATATTCAGTAGTGACAAAATTTGTCACTTTAACACGAGGTATCCTTGGCTCATTACTCTGTCGCTTTCTGCAAGTCCCAACGAGACAAGTATGTCGCGGCCGAAGAGAAGGTACTTGCGGGTCAGGCGTATTCTATTGGCGGCCGGTCTCTAACTCGTGCGAACCTCGCAGATATCCGTAATGGTTTAGAATACTTGAGTGATCAGCTAACGACAGCGGAATCGGTAGAGACGAATGGCCGTCGTATTTTCATGCGGAGAACAATTATCCATGGGTAACGGGATTCATTACGGTGGTGGCACCGCTTGGAAGGGCGCGTCATATATGATTGATGCACTCAAATCTTTCGTTACGTCGCTCGGTTCCGCAGACTACAACCTATCCACGGATCGTGAAACACTTGAAAAGCGAAGCCGTGCGCTCTACCAGAACGCTCTTTTCGCTGGCGCCGCCATCAATTCGATGAACACGAATGTTGTTGGTAGTGGACTTAAATGCCATCCATCTCTCAATGCTAATCTCTTGGGAATTTCCCAAGAAGAATCTAAGCGTTGGGAAAAGGAAGTACAAATAAAGTTTGCGCTGTGGGGTGGCTCAAAGTTCTGCGATGCCGAACGCAAAAACACTTTTGCTCAACTTCAAGACTTAGCTCTTAAAACACAGCTTATTACAGGAGATTGCTTTGCCCTGCGTCAGTACAGGGCTAATCCGGTGAGTCCCTGGGGTTGTTGCATTAAGCTGCTCGAAGGGGATCGGTGCATGAACCCCATTGGTGTTTCAGATACGGATCGACTCGCAATGGGTGTGGAAGTTGATGATTTCGGCGCACCTATAGCATACCATTTCTCAAAAAAGCCTCCATATTCTATTGACAATTACAGTGATTGGTGCGAAACGATTCGCGTGGAAACAATCTCATTGACGGGAACGCCAAATGTAATCCATGTTTTTACCAGTGAAAGACCGGATCAACGTCGTGGAATTCCTTGGCTCGCTCCGGTTATAATGCAAATAAAACAACAAGAGCGATACCAAGATGCTGAACTTGTTGCAGCTGTCGTTGCCTCTATGTTCACGGTATTCATTAAAACAACTAATTCCGACGTCCCTAATCCAATGTATGGTAATGTCCCAGAACCTGCGCGCGTTGAACCAGTAGCCCCTAAAGCCGCTGCTGAACTTTCCCCGGGGGGCATTATGGAACTGGGGCAGGGCGAAAGCATTGAAGTTGCGGATCCTAAGCGCCCTAATATTAATTATGACCCCTTTGTGAATTCCATATTCACCGAAATCGGTGCGAGGCTTGGGATAGCACGAGAAGTTATTCTCAAAAAATTTGACAGCAGCTACAATGCTGTCCGCGGCGCAATTCTCGAAAGCAAAAAAACATTTGACCGTGCGCGCATAAATCACGTTTCGGACTTTTGTCAGCCGATTTACGAATCGTGGTTGGATGAAAGCGTTTTGCTCGGAATAGTCGAGTGTCCTGGCTACTTTGAAGATCCGATGAAGCGAAGTCTTTGGCGCCAAGTCAAATGGGTTGGTGATGCGGCTATGATGCTTGATCCGCTCAAAGAGACACAAGCATTTAAAATGCAGATCGACGAGCAGCTCACAACGCGTGGAACGGTTTGCGCGCAAATCAACGGCGGAGAATACGCCAGTGTGGCGGCGGAACTTGCTGAGGAAAGCCGTATACGAAAGGATTTGGAGCTTCCAGAACCTGGTAGTGTAAACAAATCCGAGAGCGTGAGTGTGTCTACGGCAACGCAATCGACCGAGAATGGTAAAAATCAAAATTCAGAGGATGTGAAAGAAGAGTCTCCTTGATGGTGGTGAAACGAACCCCGTCGGAGAAATCTGGCGGGGTTTGTTTATCTTAAATAGTGACAAAATTTGTCAATGCTGATTTGCGATTGTTTTGATTTTATGTATATTCATCTATGACAAAAAATGTCACAGAAAATAAAATGGCAGAAAAAACAAAAAATAAAGAAACTAACGAAACGCCGCACGGTCGGATGTTTATTCCCGGCCATTGGGCAATTCAGAAAAGTGCTTTAAAGCATCTTGCCACTTCTACTTTTGGTGATTGGTATTTCAAAGAAAACGGTTCTGTCGATCATGTGAATATTGTGGATGAAATTGAAAATAAAATTTCTGTTATCCACATTGATGGCGCGTTGACTTATCGGTCAGATCTTTCAAAAGCTTGGATGGGATTGGATACTTATGATTCCATCACTGACACGTTTAATTTGTTAATAAAAAATCCAGATTGTCTTGGAATTATTTTGGATATTAATTCTCCCGGTGGAGAAGTCTCTGGATGCGCGGATCTTGTGAATGCAATTTTTGCAGCGCGTGGCTCCAAACCGTACGGAATTGTGGCACGCACGGGCGGTCAAATGTGCAGTGCCGCTTATTGGATCGCGAGTGCGTGTGAAAAAATTTATACCTCCGAACAGGGAGTGCTCGGAAGCATAGGTGTACTTTGTGCGTACGACCCAAGCTCATCCGAAAATGAAATTTTGATTGTTTCGGATTTATCTCCAAATAAGGCTCCGACCCCTGATGATCCGGAAGGTCTTTTTTTGATCAAAAAAACTTTGAATGAATTGGCAAGCGTTTTCATTCAAAGCGTAGCTCGAAACCGTGGAACAGATTACCAAGACGTTTTGCTTAATTATGGTCAGGGTGGAATATTTGTTGGCGACGGCGCTGTAAAAGCGGGGCTCGCTGACGGCGTTATGTCTATGGACGCTTTAATGAATCAAATGATAACACAGAATACACAAACGGAGGCCTCTATGGCTGGAGAAAAAAAAGAACCTGCGGATGGGGCGAATCAGCCGACTGCTGATGCGCTGGCCGCCGCAACGAGTACAGCGATTGCGAGCGAACGCACGCGTGTTGCTGGCATTCAGGGTGCTTTCAGAGGCTTGGGCCTTGAAGGTGATTGTGAAAAATTTATCAGCGAAGGAAAAAGCATTGAGGATGCACGCTTTTTTGCACTTGAAAAATGCAAAGAAAAAATTTCCGCTGAACCAAAAGCTCCTGATGCTAATGCTGACGCTGATGCAATCGCGGCAAAGGCTGCTCTCGCTGGGCTTTCTCAAACTCAAAAAGACCTGATAAAGAAAGGTCTTGCTGCCGAAAGTGCCGCACAAAACGGCGTGCATGGCGGAATGGGGCAGAATATGAGCGACCAGGCGCGTCGTGACGGTTTCGCAGCAAAAGCGGCTAAAAATCACTATGGGAGGATCTGATGACTGTTCGTACTATGTCGTATCAAAATCTTTTTGCGGGTGATTTTCCGCAGGCGCGTGATTCCGTTGAAATCGGTGCCGGACAAAATCTTCCCGAAGGTGCAATCCTCGGGAAGAAAACAGCAACAGCAGGCGTAAAAGAAAAGTTGTCTTTTGGTCTGTCGGCTTTTACCGCTCCATCGGCCGGCACGCAAGCCGAATTTTCTTTTGCGCTTTCGGCACTCACTCCTGGTAATGGCACCGTGACGCTTGCCATCGCTGACGGTGCTGAAATTGATTTGAGCTATCCGGTGACTACAACTTCGGCCAGCACCATTGACAGTATCCTCACGGCTATCACGGCGCTTGTAAACGCGGATACGGCTTGTCCGTTATCTGCTTTGGCAAATACCACGGATGACAAACTGGAACTCGAAGCAAATGCTATTGGAACAGAGGCCAATGACTACACCATCACTTTGACTGCGACAACGGTGGTGCTCACCATCGGCGCAAAAACTGTTGTGACGGCTGGGACTGCTGCTGATCCTGCGGGAAGTGTGACTCTTGCTATCTCTGATGCCTCAACCATTAACCTGAGCTATGAGACGGAAGTCACATCGGCCAGCACTGTGGATAGCCTCCTCGCGGCACTCGCGGCACAAGCCAATGCAGACACTGCGTGTCCTTTCGAAGTGACTGCCAATACCACCGCTGATAAATTGGAGCTGGAAGCCAATACTGTTGGCACATGGCCCAATGACTATTCTGTTGCAATGTCAAAGTCTGATGTGACTCTCACCATTGGCGTCAAAACTGTGGTGGTGGCTGGCGTTGATTTTGCCAAGGGTGAATTTTTTATCGTGGATTCCACGAAAACCGACGGCACAGAAAAACCTGTCGCTATGCTTTTGGAGAGTGTGAAAACTGGTGCCGAAGAAACAAAATTTGCAATCGTCACCTACACTGGCGATGTGAGTGCAGAAAAACTTTCTTTCGGCGGCACGGACACTATCGCCACACACATTGACACCATGCGTGATCACTGTCTGTTCATTAAAAACAACATCCCGGTAATCGGAGCCTAAGGAGGAAACTATGGCAGACGAAAACACAATTCCTTGCGACAATCCGGTAGAGATGAGTCGCCAGTTGGTGCAAAATTACAAGCCCCAATTGTTTTTCCGGTCCCGCTTCAAGGCTATCACTCATGCGACATCGTCGGTTTTGATTGATATTCAAGAAAAGACTCGTCACATTTCTCCGTATGTTCGTGACGATCTTCCTGGAACCCCGATGAATCGGGATGGCTATAAAACCATTTCCTTCACGCCTCCTCATTTGGCGCCAACGCGCAACATCACAAAGAAAGATCTTGAGCAGCGTCTTCCCGGTCAAAACATCGTTGAGATTTCTGCGGACACTGATTCGCAAGAATCCATTGAAGTTGCGAGCCGAATGAACGATATGCTGGATCTTCAGAGCGCGAATGAACGTCGTGAAGAAGAAATGTGCGCGGAATCTTTGTTCAGTGGAAAAATTGTGGTCAAAGGCGGGGGATACGACGAAACGATGGAACAGCCGATTCCAGTGGATCACATTGTCGGCCTCAGCGGCAAGAGCTTATTTAGTGCGGCAGAATGCGACCCTATCGCCTTTCTGCGTAGCTCTCGCCGGAAGATCACGAAGAAAGGCGCTTTGTCTGCGAGCACCGCTGTTTTTGGGTCTGACGCATTTGATGCATTTATCGCAAATGCAAAAGTGAAGGCTTTTCTCGACAACCAACGTATTGATTTTGGTTCCATTGCTCCTCGTCAAGATCAAATCTATCCGGGTGCTGATTATCAGGGCACAATTCTTGGAATGGATCTATTCACCTACGACGAATACTATTTCGACGAAGAATCCAAAACCGAAAAGCCGATGGTCCCTGTGGATCGAGTGCTTTTGATCGGTCGAGATTGTCGTATGGAAATGCACTACGCGGCAATCTATGATGCGGCTCTTGGCTCTATCAATAAAACGGCTTATTATGCCTACAACTGGATCACTCAGGGTCGACCACGCGGCAAATGGATGTGTGTCGAATCTGCTCCGATGCCGATCCTAGTTCAGGGTGGTGGTATTTTTTCGGGTAAGGTGGTCTAAAAAATCATTATGCAATCTTTTCGGACAGCACTCATGGATGACCTGGACTCAAATTTCTTCAGTATCGAAGAGTTTGGGGAATCCGTCACGCTCACGCGTGGCGGTAGCAGCCATACTATGCAGGCCCTCTATGACGCGCCTAGTCTGGACGGATTGGATATTGGTTCCTCTGTAGATGCAATTGCTCACAGGCCGCGTCTTTTCGTACGGGCTTCTGCTCTTCCTGATGGGGCCCCGCGAAAGGGCGATTTGTTTGCGCTGGCATCTACCGAATTTCATTCTGCTGGAAATTTTAAGGCAGTCGATTTCGTTTTTGAAAAGGACGGCGTTGTGGTCTACAGATTGCAGGAGGCGAAAGGCTAATGTCTACCTCTCTTCGTACTCTTGATGCTATCCGTTTATTTCGTCATGCGGTTGTCGATCTTCTCAAGACAGCTAATATCGACGGAATCGGAAATAATGTATTCGAAGCGCGCATGAAAAATGCCTGGCCGGAAGAGACCGGCCTGCTTGTTGTTTATACAACGATCACAGATTTTGATGATAAACGTACCAGTCCGCGATTCTATTTCTCTGATACAAAGGTCGAGATTGATGTTATTTCTCAAGGTGAAGAAGACTCAACAAATGATTTTCTGGACAATGTCTCCGCAGCGGTTGTGTTGGCTCTCCAGCCTGTCGAAAAAAGGGAAGGGCCGTTTGTTGGGACTGTGAAGCGATTCGTTTTGAAGTCTTTTGCAAACAATCTGAGCAGTAAAGGCGAGATAGATCGGGGTACACAGCGAATCACGTTCTCTGCGGAATGGACATGTTGTGTGACAAATGGTGGCCCGACAGATAATTTCCTCACTGGAAAAACGACAATCGCTATGGGCGATGGTGAAGGAAATAAGCAAGAATTTGAAACAAAGGTGGGTACATGACAAGAAAAATTTTAAGGCCGGGTGTTCTCACTGATGGAACGCCAATGATTATCCCTCTCCCTAGCAAAGGGCGAAATGTAGCCGCCGCTGGCGAAGAGCTGACAATCACCCCATATATTGAGCGGCGCATAGCCGCAAGAGAACTGGTTGAGGTTGTGGTAGCTGTGAAAACAAAAAAATCGGAGGCTAGCGCATGAGCATCACTTTTAATGAAATTCCGGCGGACAATCTTGTCCCCATGTTCATGAGCGAGTTTGACAACACTCGTGCTTTTAAGTCCGGGGCTATGCCGTGGAAAAATTTGATTATTGGTCAGCCAACGACCACGGCTGAAATCAAACTCTCTCAGATGCTCTCTGACGAGTCTGGCGATGCCTTATATGGTCAGGGTTCACAGTTGGCTCTCGCAATTCGCGCCGCTCGCAAAAACAATAAGACGGTGGAATTGTGGGTTTTGCCAATCGCCGATGCCACTGGCGCGGCAAAAGCTTCCGGCAAAATTGTTGTGTCTTTTGTTTCGGGAACAGTTGCCTCGACTTCTGGATATATCCCGTTGAACATCGCTGGACAATCGCTCAACGTTAACGTAACGGCTGGTGATTCGGTTACTGATATCCATACTGCAATTTCTGATGCAATCACTGAAAAAGCAAATTTGCCTGTGACCGCCGCGGGCGCAGAAACTGGCGCAACTTTGACAGCTAAAAATGCCGGCAGCTACGGAAATTCTTTGGCCATTGAAAGCTGTTTTTTCCAAGGCGAGTCGCTTCCTACGGGTATTATTGTGACGATCACTGCCATGTCTGGCGGCGGTGCAGATCCATCCTACGAAGACGCTGGAATCAATGGAATCATTGCGGGTCAATGGTTTAATGCGATTGGTTTGTGTTCAAATGATAGCGCAAATGTTTCGTACATGAAAGATATTTTGGATGAACGCTGGAAGGCCACTGATCAAAAAACAGGTGTATTATTTTATACGTTGAACGGTTCCTTTGCCTCTTATTCCACGGCTGGTGCTGCACTGAATTCTCAAGTGGAATTGTTTTTCGCGATGGTTAAAAGCCCTACTCCATTCAGTGAGCAGGTCGCTGCGGTCGTTGGTACTGTGTCGCCGATTGCGCTCAATGATCCGGCGGTACCTCTTACTAACTGGGTTGTCAAGGGTATTGTAGCTCCTAAAGTTGCGGATCGGCTCACGCTGGAAGAAAACAATGAATTGCTCAAGAAAGGCGTTGCCTTGCTTGTTGCTGATGATTCTGGTAGTGTGTGGCTCAAAAGAATGGTCACGACATACAAACGGAATTCTGCCGGGGCGTCAGACACCAGTTATCAGCAGTTGGAAAAAGTATTCACACTGTCGTATCTTCGTTGGGATTGGAATAACTATTTGGCTGGAAAATATCAGCATTCGAAGCTGGCAGATGATGGATATGATTATGGCCTGGGTCAGACGGTTATGACCCCGAAGTTAGGCCTTGCGGAAATTCTCGGACGATTCCGGGATGTATGGCTACCGAAGGGATTGGTACAGAATTACGATCAGTTCAAAGCCGCCGTAACTGTTCAACGCGATTCAGACGATAACACGGCTATGCAATGGCTTGTTCCCGCCGATCTCATGGATCAGTTCCTTATCGGCAAAACCAAATTTCAATTTTCGTGAGGTGATTTATGTCGTATGAAGATGTTGGTGGAACTTGCAAACTATTTGTAAATGGAGTGCAATACAATCTCAAAGGTGATCCCACCTATGATGTCGGCGGTACCAAACGGACTCCAATAATGGGGGTTGACGGACGCATGCACGGTTATAAGAAAGAGACCGTCATGTCTAAGTTGACATGCACCATTACGAACACATCAGAACTGGATATTATTGAGCTTCGTCAGCTCAATAATGCCACGATAAAGCTGGAAGAACCAAACGGAAAAACTTTCGTTATGATGGGCGGCGCTTTCAGTGGAGATCCGAGTGTCTCGGGTGCGGAAGGTGAAATCTCATGTGAATTTTCAGGGCCTCCAGGTGAAGAACTTGCGCCGTAAAAAACGATGAAATAAACTGCACGAAATAAAAATTATTTCATGCAGTTTCCATGCCAATTAATAGGAGAATATAATGATTGTTAAATTAAAAAAAACTGTAGTTGTGAATGGGAAATCTGTTGACGAAATAAATATTAAAGAAGATTATGATGGTGCAGATGTAATCCGAATCCAGAACGCAAAAAGTAAGGGTGAAGGTGAAGTAATGGCTGCAGTAGTTACCGCGGCCACTGGTTGGGACATTGGTATCCTCGCTAAAATGTCTTCACAAGATATTATTCGTATTAACAATTTAGCTCAGCCTTTTTTAATCGGTGGGGAAGAATAGATTACATTCATGCGCCTGGAATTATCGCTGGCGTAATGCATTTTTCCCCAGAATCAATTCTATGCATGAATGTAGAAAGTATGAGCTACTGGTTTGACCAGTGCATTTATTTCCTTAAATTAAAAAACGGAAAATTGTGAGATATTTTTATGGCTAACAAAATAGAAAGCATTATTAGTTTTGTTGCCACGGGTGTAGACGGCGTTCAAAACAAAATTAAAAGCATTCAATCCCCCACCAAAAATGTCACGAATTCTGTTGACAAACTCCATTCTTCTATCCAGCGACTCACTAATGTCGCTGGAATTACTGCATCTATCCAAGCTGTTGGCGCGGCAAAATCCGTTATCATGGATACTGTGGGTATTATAAAAGGAGCATACGACACAGTATTTAACGCGATCAAAGAATATGAGACTAAAGGGGATACAATCGCCAAAACATCCAGACTAGTTGGGTTGTCGGTAAAAGAATACCAGTCTATGCAGTATGCGGCGTCCTTAAGTGGTATTGAAATTGAAACTTTGGATACAGCACTTAAAAAATTTACGATAAATACTGGAAACGCTGTCAATGGAAACAAGGCTCTTAATAATGCATTTGAAGCTTTGGGGGTTAAAACAAGAAATTCAGATGATTCTATTCGATCCAATAAAGACATTATTCTCGATGTCGCTGACGCATATACAAAATTGACATCGGTTCAAGATAAAAACTTGATATCGCAGACACTATTTGGAAAATCGGGTCTGCAGATGTCTGAGTTGTTTTCTGGCGGAAAAAAAGGTCTTGAAGCGGTAATCACTGAATTCGACGCATTGGGTGGTGGTATGAGTGAATTTGATACGAAAAATGCAGAAGAATTTGACGATTCTCTGTTTCGTATGAATACAATACTGGATTCGATTAAGATTAAAATTCTAGGTCCTATTCTTCCCGCGTTTACACGGTTGTTCGACAAAATCACTGATTATGTAAAAAATAATGGTCCGACAATAGACAAAATGATATCGACGATTTCTGATAAAGTCCCAGGAATGTTGGATACTATTGCTACAAAAGTCCCATCTATTTTAAACGCAATTGGAAAAATTGTATCCACAATCGCGAGTGTAGTGAATTATGTTGACCCATGGAAAAGTTTAATTCTCGGAATGGGGGTCGTGATTGGAGGGGCTATTCTTACAGCTACGTTAGCCTTTGGCGCTGCAATAGCGGCGATTGCTCCTGTGGTCACTGGTCTGCTAATACCCGCAATAGGCGCCATTGCCGCGACACTACTTCCTATTCTTCCGACGATAGGTATGATAGCCATCGGAATAATAGCGTGGAAGGAAGTGATTACATCAGTAATAGACAACTGGGATATGCTGAAATCCTTCATAATCGACGATTGTTTGGGTGGAATCATGAAAACTGCAGATTCTTTTATTAATAAGATATCTTCTGGATTCACATGGGTCGGGAATAAAATCAAGAGCGTTTTCACTGCTGTCAAGGACACTGTACTGGATGTGATCCGCACCGTCCTCAATCAGTATCTCTCCATGGCCGACAAGATTACATCGACACTGTCGAATCTCCCTGGCGTTGGAGATATATTCAAGGATGTCAATATAGGCGTTCATGCAATGATGGATTCGGACTTTATGAATCCACAAAGACAAGAGAATTCGGAGTCGATGCAACAAATCACTCAATCTTACACCGAGACTAGAAATAATACAAGTACTCAAAGATTTGCTGTGGACTTCTCCGGTATGCCGCGTGGCGTCGTGGTGAAACCCCCAGAGAGAGGCGGGGACTTTGACTATTCAGCGGGATATCTCTTTGGTGGAGGGGTCTAAGTGACTCATGATTTCTCATACTCTGATGGACTTCAGAAAGTCACTGTGACCATCGACGGTGAGAACGTGGAGCTTGTGGGTTGCTCGTACAAGGGCGTCTCGTTTTTTTTTGAGGAAGTATCCAAGAGCAATGCTGGCCGCCAGATTGTAAGTAAGCCAATTCCATTCTCCACTGACCACATCAATGAGGATGTGGGCTTGTCTGTTCCAGAATATCCCGTGACTTTTTATTTGGTTGGGGCGGATTGTGATTCTCAACGCGAGGATCTTGAAAAAGTTTTTTGTGAAGAAGGTGCCGGCGAACTCGTCCACCCTTATTATGGAAAGTTCCAAGCGCGGTGCAAGGGATACAATGTTTCTTATAAAAAGGATGCAATAGAATATGTTTCTGGTTCTGTCACATTCGTCCCTGAATCTGATACGAATGGCAACAATCGCACACAAGAAGACATCAAAGCCGTTACCAAGGACAAAGCGCAAAATTCACTGGATAGCGCAAAAAATAAATTTAGTACAACATTCTCAATCGCATCAAAAGCCAAAACTATTGTGGATGCGGTCTCCGATTTTACGGACGACCTAATAAACGACATCAACGAGGCACGCGCATCGATGCGGTCTGTGTCTGAGTTTATGATGGAAGTTTCAAAAATCCGCGCGAACGTCTCCATTATCCTCCAGACTCCTGGCGATTTTGCATCGCGGCTGCAAAACCTTCTTACTATGACGCTGGAAACGCTGGGGATTGACGACGGTGATCCAGTGGATTACGTGAACGAAAGCCTGACCATGATGGATAATGGTTCGGGCTCTTCTTCCAGGACATCGAGCCCTGTTGCAGATGATCTCCTAGCCTCTATTCAATCGCTAGTTTTGGTCAGTGCGGCCGCAACTGTGGTAAAAAATTTGGTCAATTGCAAATTCGATAGCGCCTCTGAAGCCAGCGAATATCAGGATAAAGTCCATGCTGCTTTTGAAGCGGCTATTGAAAACGCAACCGATGTTAGCGATTATCAAAATCTCCAAGATCTGGAAGCCTCCGCGCTCAAATACCTGCGGGATTCTATGTCCAGTCTTCCGGTCGTCATTGAATATTCTTTGCCCGCGACTACGAATGTACTCGCGGTTTGTTTCGACTGTTATGGTGATCTCGACAAGTTGGACGACGTGATCGCTCGTAACAGGCTCTCCAATCCGGGAATTATCACCCGCCGGTCTTTGAAGGTACTGAGCAAATGATCGAAGTCCGCGCCAATGGAAAAAAATATAGTGGCTGGGAAAATCCCAGGATAACTAAATCATTGGATAAATTTGCCGCTGACTTTTCTTTGGGCATTACCCCACAGGATTATGTTTACTTTCCTATCGGTATTCTCGCCGGTGATCTTGTAGAAATATATCTAGATGAAACGTTGGTTTTTAAAGGGTATAATAATGATACCTCTCCTTCGTTTACTCCTGGAGGTCACACGGCATCAATTGCCGGCCGGGAAATTACGGCGGATATTGTGGATTGCCCGCTGGAATCGCCTAGCGAATTTCAGAATAAAAAGGCGGACGAAATCATCCGAGTAATATGCGCCACTTTCGGGATAGCCTTTTCCAATCCTAGGAACGTTGCTGTGGGGGCCCCATTAAAAACTTTCAGTGTGGAACCTGGGGCTAAGGCTTTTGAGACTATACAGAAGCTTTGTAAAGGTCGTGGTATTATTCCTATTTCAGACGGCTGTGGTAATGTTAGCCTTTTCAGTACGGATTCCTGCAAGCATGGTGACGCACTTATTCAAGGCAAAAATATACTCTCCGCGTCTGGGAAAATTAATGATTCCAACCGCTACTCAAAATACATTGTCCTTGGAACAGGTGACCCCAAAAAGAAAATACAGGCGGTCGTCACCGACGAAACTGTGGAGCGCTATCGCCCTCTCATTATCGTGGATTCGAGTGCGACCACTCAGGAACAAGTACAGGCGCGCGCCGCCTGGGAAGCCAAAATACGCGCCGCCAAATCGCTATCATTTAATGTCAGTGTAAGTGGTTGGAAAGATTCCCATGGATTGTGGGAACCGGGGTTACTTTGTCCTTTCGAGGCTCCCGCTGCGGGCATGGTGACCCGCACAGATTTTTTAGTGAACTCTGTCTCGTTCGGTTGGGGAAGTGGCGGCGAGATATCGGAATTGACTTTGATCCCTCCAGAGGTATTCGAGCCGCAACCAGAAATAGAAAAGAAGAAAAAAACAAAAGTAAAAACGGATAAATTCGCTCGGATTAGAAAAGAAATCAGGAGTAAAAGTTAATGGGCCTCGAAGAAATGTTGGAGCCAATTCGAGCTCGCATTAGACTGCTCATTGGCCGGGCTGTTATAGCGGCCTCAAAAAATGCAGACGGAAAGATTATGCTGGATTTGGAGTTACTTGCTGGTGAAAAACGCCGGGGCATTGAACTCATGCAACAGTTTGGATTCACGAGCAGACCCAAGGGTGATGTGAGCACCGTCGCCCTTTTTATAGGGGGCTCGCGCGATAATGGGATAGTCATCGCTTCCCGTGGAGACGGTCCCGAAATGACCGATTACAAACTGGAAGAAGGGGAAACTATGATGCATTCCCCGTTCGGTCAAAAAATCCTTTTCAAGAACGATGGAAATATTGAAATGAAAGCCGCCGCTGGAAAAAAAATTCTGATAAAATCGGAAGTGGAAATTTCAGAGAATTTGATTGTGCAAAAGGAAGTGACATCTATGAAAACGGGCTCGGTTACGCTTTCCGGACACACTCACAAATCTGGTGCTGGACTAACTGATTCGCCGAATCCAGGCACGTAGTGGGGTGTTATGCCATTAAATAAATCAGTATTGAGTGCGGATTTGAAAGCACGTCTAAAAACAGCATTGGTCTCAAATGGAGCCCCAAGTGCTGCTGTTGCCGACAGCGTAGCTACAACGCTTGCAGAAGCTATTTCCGAAGCGATGGATGCCTATGTGCGCACTGCAACGGTATCGGTCACGGCAATCACCGGACAAATTGCTGTTCAGGGATCCCCGACAGCACAGAGCAATGTAGTCCCAATAACAATTGAAGGGACTGTTTCATAATCATAGTAGTGACAAATTTTGTCACTACTAAAATCATAAAACGTATATTTAAAGCGTGAGTGATTTAGCGCTAAAACGATTGTCTGATGGATGCTTCGATCTCGACTTCGACGGCACAGATTTACTATTGACGGACACTCTTGAAAAAGCAGTTATTATATCCATCGGAACTTATGCGCGTGCGGCGACGGGCGAAACGGCAAACACGGAACCAGACATTGGTGGATGGTGGGGCGATGCCGTTGAAGATAATCTCATCAAGCTCGGCGGTTATCTCCACAAGGCCTTTCACGGTAAGCTGACAGCTGCAACGTGTCGCGATATTGAAGGCTTTGTCAACGACGCATTAAAATGGATGGTCAATGACGGGATTGCAAAATCGACGTCTTGTTCTGCTAGCATCTCTGGCGAGGAAATGATTACCATGACAACTGCGATCACAAAACCCTCCGGAAGTTCAGAAACATACACCTATGAATTTAATTGGGAGGCAACGCTCGCATAATGGCATTTGAAACTCCCACGCTCAAAGATTTAATACGACGCGCTGAGAATGGCCTCAGTGTAGAATTTTATGGTGCAGGAACAACACTCCGAAAAACGGTTCTTAAAGTTTTGGCAAAAGTGTTGGGTGGATCGATGTATCTGTTCTGCCTATTTGCCGCGCACATTTGGAAAAATCGTTTTATAACCACCTGTGACATTGACGCGCTGGATGGTTTTGGAACTGATTATGGCTTGCCACACAAGGCTCCTGGTTATGCGCTTGGCAATGCGATCGTCACGGCGACACAAGCAGTTTCTCTCTCTCAGGGCACTGCATTTATCGATGAGACGACAAACAAAGAATATCAAACTGTATCCACAATTGCCCTTATTTCCGGCACCAATTCCGTCCCTGTCATTGCTTCGGAATACGGTGCCGATTCCAATTTGGATGCGGATGCGGAACTTGTGTTTCGCGATGATGCTCCCACAGGCATTGATACTGCAATTGCTGTCACCGTCGATTCGGAGGGGCTCTCTGGAGGCATTGTTTGTGACGTCGAGATCGATGGAGTCACCCAATACTGGGGTGAGACTGCGGAGGATTACCGCACACGACTCCTGTACCGTCGACAGAATCCACCCATGGGTGGTTGTGACTCAGATTATAAAGGCTGGGCTACCCGCTTCTCAAGCGTTACGGACGCGTTCGTATTCGCAAATAACCCGAATGTAAACTCTGTATCCGTGGCTCTGGCAAATTATAATACGGATCCTCCTGTTCTGAATTCCAGTGAGATCTCGACCGTCAAAAAATATATGACCTCCGCCCAGCGCCGCGTGGTGACTGCGGATGTGCGCGTATTTTCTGTATCGCCATCCGGAATATCTATGGTCGTGCAGATTCTGCCTTTCACTGAGTCGGTAAAATCATCTGTGGACGCCGCTATTCGTCAGTACCTTCGGTCCTTCGGTCCAAAATCCACTATCGTCAAAGACGATATTGTTATCGCGGCGCGCGCCTCATCGACGGCGTCAAATGTCGTGATCACCAGTTTGATACAAGGTAGCTCCTCTGTGGACCAGATTACTTTGCAACTCGCCGTCCCCTCGGATCCGAATTCCACGGACACCCCGGTGGGACAAATCGCTTATGTCGCTGACAACGGCATATCCTTTATCAGTGGGTAAATCATGGCCGCGCCGACTGTCCTATCCGTTTCTTCAAGAAGAGTTCCGCCTGGCGGCTCTGTAACTGTGAACGGGGCTGGTTTCTGTCCGGATTGTTCTGTCTCTATCGGGGGAAAAACGATTATCCCTTTGGACTACTCGGACACAGAACTTGTATTTATGGCTCCTGCGGATATCGGCGATTATACGTTCACTATTAATTGTGGTGGCGAATCTTCCGCTGTGCTAAAACTATTTGTTGTGGATCTCACGGAAATACCTATTTACATCCCACAGGAAAAAAATAAGGAGACATTTCGCGATATGCTCCTAGGGCTTATGCCTCGCGGTTTCGGGTGGTTTAAGGGCATCTTGGGAAATTGGGCTAAACTCTTTTCTGGTTTTGCTGTCGTTTTTCTTTACATCTACGAACTATTCCTTTCATTATTTCGTGAAGGTTCCGCTTCTCACACCTCGTCGTTTGATTTGTGGGAACAAGAACTAGGCCTTCCTAGGAATGGCCTGACCTTCACCTCTGCCGCGGATAGACGCTCTGAAATTTACAGGGTAGAATGTCGAAAAGGTGGAGCGACTATCCCATATCTGGAATCAATAGCCACTCTTTTTGGTGTCGAATCAAAGGTATATGAGTACTGGAAAGATCCTGACTCATTTCCTGCATGGGTGGCGGCTCTCGGAACGGACGCATTGATGTACTGGTCTGTGATGCTTACGGTTCCCGCCAGCGAAATGACTGTTTTTAATTGCAATTCCGAATGCGACGACTATCTACGTTATTGGTGGAACGAGCCGCTGGAAAGCGCTCTGCTGGCGATTAAGCCGTCGCACACAATGATGATTTTCATTTACAATCTGGTCAATAACGTTTACAATGTGGTTGCGTCTTCGGACGGTTCTGTTGTCGCCGGTGATTCCGGGGAGGTGTATATCTATGGCTGATACTGAAGAGCTCATAAAAAAACGCATCAAAGATGCCCCCATTACGTTCTCCATTGCGCAATTCCTTGATGCCTACATTCTCGGAGATTCCGCTGCGGCCGGCACCGGAAATATCCTCGGGAAGACACTCGTGGATTATATCATTTCTAAAATGGTCGATGTTTTTTGCAAAACTCAGGTAGAATTATCTGCTGCGCTAACGAGCAACACACAAAGTGTCATTTTGTGGACCGGATCTGATGCGACACTTTTAGACGAAATGAGCGTAACTTTGGGATGTGAAAAAATCATTTATATGCATCGGCATTTGCTGGGCACTAATTGCACTATTGTAGCGCCTGCTGGGTGCTCTTTGACGGTATATGGTGATTTCTATGGAGGCGCTCATTCAGAAGCTGGATGGTCGTGGAAATTAAATAGCCAACAAAACGGCACGTCTTCTATCAGAGTAAAATGGTTAAGAAACGCATTTGATGGAAAAATAATTTGCGATACCGGCACCGTTTTATACGAACGTCTGGAATCTGGATTGACGCTCGAAACAAACGGAACTGTTGGTGAAGAATCTTATATTACTCAAGAGTTTTGGGACAACACCAATGATAATTCTGGAGCTGCAAGCTCCGGTATTTTAACGATGGAGACAATGCTAATTGGGTCTGCGAATGCTTCTGTATCGCTTAACGCTGGCTCGGCAACTCAATGGGCTGGGCAAGGAACTCGAATTAATCCTTTGTCTGCAATGGAAATGCTTGCAACATCGATAATGAAAATTTCGATGCCACAAGTGGTAAGTGGCGGATCATTAATTTTTGGACTCTTTTCTCACAACGAAACAACGCGTTTAAATACGTTGAAAATGTCGTCTCCCATCATTACGATGCCGACCGCAAGCTCTGATATTACTGGTGTTCTGAGTCATGTCGTGAGTAATGTTTTCAGTATGGATGAAAAATATTATGCCTGCGTTTTCACGGACTCAAATGGCTGTGCAGTTCGCGGTGTTGCTGGGAGCAATATGAATTTTCTCCCTTATACTTCGGGGATAGTCAATAATTTAGGTGTGCTCACAGAAGCCCCTGCGTCTTTTACTTTTGAGGGCGAAACAGGAAACAATATCTTCGTGAGGGTGACAAAATGATTTCTTTTGATGATACTACACTGCTCAACAAATACGTCGGAAAAGACGGGGAACTTGCTTGTGTTGGATGTGATCGTTATCGCTATAACTTAAATGAAAAGAGTTGGAAACCTTACAGCCCAATAAGAACTAGTCTTGCATCTTCGTTGAGTGCTATCGCTAGAAGCGGTTCTTTTCGCACTGCTCTAAATACTGCAAAAAGTCTATCTGTAACATCGACCGATCCTTTACTTTCCAATTTTACTTCCAACAAATTGATGTCTTGTCTAATTGGAAAACAACCTGGTAGATGGTACGCTTTTTGTGATTTATACGGTTCGTCAATAACACCAGATAATGATGGAATAAGTCAGCATATAACGGTAAACAAAAGTCTATCCGTTACTAGCGTATTACAAGGTGACTCAACAGCCGGTGAATATCCTTATTCTGGTGTCGGCTTCGACTTTACTTATAACGACGATGGAATTGCTCAATCAGTTAAAAACGCTTTAGATATTTCCACGTACACAGGAATAACACTTACCTATTCAAGCTCTCAAATATTAAAACTTTGTTTGCAATCGCAAGAAAGTGGTGATGGCGCTGATTGGTTTTATTCGCTTCCTTCGACTTCTGGGGCTCATTCCACAGTCACGGTACTTTGGTCTCAGTTTGCCCAGCCCACGTGGGCCGCAGGAACGCAAATCAGGACTATACCTACTGACAGAATAACAAATGTTACGTTCCAATATGACACAGAACAAAGCACAATCACGTTTGGAATGAGTAGCATATATCTAAAAGGTACTGGCGCCTTTTTGACTCAAGGCATTACTCTTGACAGCACATACGAAGATACCTGCCTGGAAGAAATTGACGCCTGGTTCGATGCCTATTATGTAGAAAGTTCAGACTCTCGATACGGGCGCATTAAATGGCTTGACGATAATCATAGTGACCCGCTACTTACTGTTTCCGAAGGTATGGGGTATGGAATCAAATTGGCAGTCATTGCTTCGGGTTTAGGCGACTCAGAAAAGTATCAAAAAAGAGTTGATAGGCTTCTTGCCTTCTGGAATAACAATCTAGACGCTAATGGTCTTATGGACTGGCAAGTTTCTGGCTTCGGGCATACGGTCGTTGGTTCTGGAAGTGCAACAGATGCTGATCTAGCGATGGCTTTTGCTTTGGTTTGTGCCTATGAAAAATTCTGTGACCCCAAATATTTGACTTCTGCAAGAGTAGTCATAAACAAAATTTGGGCACATGACTTGTACACCACTTCAGGTGGTAAAGTATTGCTTGCCCCAGGTGACGCTTGGCACGACTATTTTAACCCATCCTATTTCATTCCCGCCGCGCTTCTTACGTTTGAAATTTACGACACGGCTCATGATTGGACTACTGTATACACGGACAATTTAGCCTTATTGCTGGCTAATCAAACAGCGCATGCTTGCTATGGGCTGCCTAGTGACTGGTGTTCGGAGGATGGCACACCAGTAATTGGCTCAGGCACTATTGTTGCGTTTGGCTATGAGGCGTGTCGGGTAATTGATAATATGGCTTCAGGATACAATATTTATTATGAGCCAGCTCTATTATCATATCTTCAAACTATCGCATCTAATACCACGCTATTGGTTCGTGCCTTAGGAACTGCTCCTATAGCCGATCTAAGTCTTAGAATTACTTCTACGGTTTGGGGCACTGAGAATAATAGTCTCGGTTTAATGAGTATTTTACCAGCATTTGAGTTGTGTTCTACAATTTCACAGGAAGAACTCCAGACATTAATTGACACCTGCTTTGCTTTGACTGATGAGCGCACTGATTACTACAAGCAGGCCTACAAATGCGTTATTCTTTCTGTGATGACAAATAAATGCAATCGTTACGCGACGGACTTGGGAGCAGTTGCAAAGCATGGTTATGTGATTGATTTTGAGCCTCCAGAAAGTGCTTCTGGGGCAAAAAGAGTTCGGCTGTTGGTTAATGATTCCGATAATGATCTTAAATTGAATCCAGAAGAAGAAAGCGACCTAGTGGAGTTCATGCAGACATCCGCTGGAATTAGCGCATGGGACTCTTCGACTAGTACTTTATCTGTAGAAAAAGACGTCTACTATATCGGAACGGCTTTGACTGCTTTCAATTTGGCTCTACCTTCGGATGCGTCAAAATCAGATTGTTTTGAATTTTCTCTTTCGATAGCGTCTGGTGCAACAGTTTCCAATTTCGTTTTCACGGGTGTTACAGGCTGGATAACGAGTTCCCCAACGCTTGTGGCTGGCTCAACTTATGAGTTCTCTATTCGTAATGGTGTTTGTGTTTGGGGCCTTGTTGTGCCGGTTTAAAATGGTAAGAAGAAACACCAGAAGATCTATAATGCTAAAAAGTACACAGGGCTCTACCCCTGTGGCTCAAGAATCGTGGACCGAAAAACCTGCGAGTGATTCGGGATTTATGGTGGAGTTTACTCCATCCACAAATATGTCTGTGAAATCATTTTCAATGGTTCTGAATAGTAGTACGAAAGACACCAATTATTCGTATGGCATTTATGTAAAAACAGCAAGCGGGTCTGATTTCGTTGGTGTACCAGTGGCTAATTCCGTTGGGCAAACCACCACTGGAATAACCGTCACGGCGGGATCCGTTTTAAGCTCATACACAAAATACACTCATAAAAAGACCTACACCACACTTCCCGTTTTAACCGCTGGCGTGACATACTTTTTCAGCATCGGCGAACGCTACGCCTCAGCTAAGTTTCTTAATGGTACAAGCGTTTGCAGGGCTTGTCCAGATTGGAGTCTAGGAAATAATCCTACTGCTGTTTGTCCTGCAAATTCAAATAAAGTTTTTTTATCGGTGGAATCATGAGAAAAAACGTGTTTCTCAAACTAAAGGAAATTGACAAATGCACAAAATAAATACGAGCACGGCTGTTGGCGGCGAATTCGCCGATGGAAATCCAGCTACAGGCCAAAAAGCAACAGAATTAAATGCTAGCTGGTTCAACACAATCCAGCGAGAGCTGCTTGCAATTTTGACGGCAGCCGGCGTGACTCCATCAATTTCAATTGATGACCAACTTTCAAAAGTTTTGGCTTTGAAATCGGAAATCGTTTGGAAAACATTTTTGATGTCTTCTGCTGCGATTGAGGTTTCTTCCTGGACGCGAAACGCCGTTGTGATCGCTGGTGGATGGTACGACACAATGCTTTACACCGGTCAAACGATCAAGAACTCTATTATGGTTGTTTGCCCAAAATGGGAAGTCGCTGGGGAATCCGTCACGTCATGCACATTCACACATGCTGAGGATACAAGTGTCCCCATCTACCGGGGAAACCTTTTATTTGTTGTATTTGATTCTGATGGACTTGTTGCAAAATCTTACAGCATCCCATCTTCTTCAGATGACTCGATTTCAATTTTAAAATCATTAATTGCAACCAAATTAAACACTACAGATCTTGAAGTGACTGGAATCTTAACAGCACTTTCTTCCGGAATCACCTTGCTAAAACATCTTTATGTCCAAAAAGATGTGAGTGTGTCTTCGGATTTTTTATTTTTTAGTGACGACGCGTTAACAACAAATATGGGATCTTTTAATCACTCCACTGGTTTGTGGATTTTGTGGCAGTTGTTGGTCGTCGGAAATGCGACTGTTGGTGGAACGCTAACAGTGACGGGAGCTGCAAGCGCTGCAAGCCTTACGGCTGTGGGTGCTGTAGCTGGTGATAGCGGAAATTTTTCGTCTGGTGTCGCAACCAAAACGGCATCTGCTCCAGCAAATGTCGCGTCATGCGGATTAAAGACTCCTGTCATTTATACGGCTGATTCATCGCCTATCGATCTCACAACGGTAGTGAGTAGTTTAGGCTTGCCGTATGGTGAACGATTCCTTGTTGGAAACGTTGGCGGCAGCGCAATTACTTTAAACGCAAAATGTCTGAGCACTGGCGGATCAGAAGTAAATAAATCATTCAGTCTTGATTGGGGTTGTGTTGCAGAATTTATTGCTTATCCATCTTCAGCTGGCGCGCACGCGGTTTTTAAAGTCGATTGATTGGAGGAATAAAAATGAATTCAATGATAGCGGAAAATGCCAAGACAACTGCCAGTGTTATCGCTCAAAGCGGCATGGAAAAAAGTGGGACTGAATATTATGCGTTTCTGCTTGTGATTTTAGTTGTGGTTATTTTGCTTACTACAGCAACTGTTGTTTTCCTTCTTTATAAAATTCTCAAGCTGAAAAAAGAAAATGATGAAAAAAGTCCAAATGGCGGCGGCCCTGGAAAGATGATAACTAAGGCCGATTTAATCGAGGTGATATCTCCGATCAATGCTAATATCTCTGTTATGAACCATCAGTTGAAAGACCTAACAAAACGAGTCGATGACAATTTTGAGAGGCAGGAACAGCAATTCAAAAATGTCAACGAAACTTTCGCTAAAGGCGTCCGTGAATGTCATGGACGTATTGACGAGCATTTAGAGAATCACTCCAGTGGACTATTCGTTTCTTCTCGATTAAAAGGCGCAATGACTTAAGGAATAATATGCTCGAAAATTTAAGACAAATAAAATATGCTCTGTTGTATGAAAATAATAAGCTCTCAAAGGGCTGTTTGATGCTGCTCACCATTTTTATACTCATGATTGTGATATGGACTATTGGATTTTTTAAACCTACAGTAGTTGTTCCGGACTCAATGTTGGACGCATTTTACGGGCTATTAGGTTTTAATGGGGGCACTAAAATTGTGGGCGTTGCCCGAACTGTAGTGGAAAAAGCGAAGACGGCGCAACAGTCACAGAAAACAGCGAGTGTGGATAGCCCCGATGCCTAATTTTATGGTTCCATCTGAAGGTGCTTTTAGCATTATTCGCTTTTGGGAGACTCTTAGAACTTACCCTTATCTATGTCCTGCCGGTGTACCGACGATAGGATATGGAAGCACTTATTATTTGGATGGAACACTCGTTAAACTATCGGACAAATCGATAACACAAGAAACCGCAGAAGCACTGATGGAACGCGTGGCCACAGAAATGGGGAATCAGATATACGGCTTGGTGGATGTAATCTTGACACAAAATCAATTCGACGCGCTTGTTTCATTCGTCTACAACGTTGGAATTTCGGCATTTGCGGGTAGCCGACTGCTGAAAAAAATAAATGCTGGTCTTATGGATGAAGCAGCCGCTGAGTTTCCAAAATGGAATAAATCTCGCGGGCGAGTGCTCCGCGGGCTTGTAAAACGACGGACTATGGAAATGGAACTATATCTTGAAAACGCTAATTCAATGGCCGCCTAGGAGAAAAAATGAGCTTGTTAATTAAAATCATTGGAAACTTCCGGTGGCTTTTTTTACTTGTCGGAATTGCCGTGGCCACGGTGGTTGCGTGGGTCTTCTGGCCAGCGGATACCCAGCCACGAGTGGTGACGACTGAAAAAATAGTTTCGGTAACGGACAGTGTGGCTATCCGTCAGCTCCGCGATTCTCTGGCTTTAATGCGTAGGAGTCAAATAAGCGTGAAAATTCGGAGGGTGACTGTACATGATACCCTCGGAAATTTAACAACGACGCTGGACAGCATGGCCGCTCAATCGGACACTCTTTACTTGACCAAAGTGCATAGGGATACGACCTATGTCCATGTCCGTGATACATTGCAAATTGTGCGGTCCAATTCATCCGGCCATGTGAAACGAGGATATTTATTACTCGAGACATACACAGATAAAAGTCTGGACCCTGGATTTACGGCCGCCGTGAAGGTGCCTGTTGGGGAATTTTTTTCGGTGAATGGCTATGCTGATTACCAGGACTCGGAAATCACAGCGAGAAATCTTGAACTTGGCGGGGGTGTCGGGATGGATTGGTCTATTATTTCTGTCAGTGGACTAGTCAAAAACGAAGGTATTTCTGGAAATGGGTTTGATTTTGAGGTGCGCGGCGGGGTTATAGTTCGATTTTGAGTAATTTTTTGTAAAAAAATGTATCTGAAATGATCTAGTGCTTTAAAAACACCTCAAATCCTGTAACTCATTGATTTTTAAGGACGTTAAAATAGCCACGGACTCATAACCCGTCGGTTTCCGGTTCAAGTCCGGAAGGGCCCACTTAAACCCCGTCAGTACAACCACTGGCGGGGTTTTCCTTTGCAGGGCAAGGGTTCCGCGACTTTCCCTCAATGTGATTTTTGAATAAATAAAGTGTTACAAAATATTGTCAAATGTCATCAAAAGCCAAAAGTTGCGGGTAACCTATGCTTTAAAAATGCTTTAAATTGCGAAACATGAATAGTGTAAAAATAACATTTTCTATCGCTCAGCGAAACAAAAATAGAGGTAATCCGACATGGTACGGCCGCATCAACGACGGTCGTTCTGTTCACTATGTTTCTCTAAAAACGTCGAGTAAATTCAAAGCCCACGCCTGGCTGGAAACACAATGGCTCAGGAAAAATACCGGCCTCAGCGACACTCCTACAGACGCCCCTGTAGAATTATCTGTGGCGGCGCGCAAATGGCTTGTGTCGGTGGAGGCATCGAAAGGCGCGGGCTCTCTGACCTTCCTTGCCTACGAATCGCGTCTCCGGAAGTTCGCAGACTTTTTACAGAATAGGAAAATAAACAACTTCCAGGGTATTACCCCATCTTTGGTCGGGGATTTTGTGGGTGGTCTCTCCAGTCAATTTTCAGGGAAGACTGCTGGCGAAGTAATTAAAGTGGCGCATGCCTTCTGGAGCTTCTGGGATACTCTGCTGGACAATCCGGGAAAGGACCCATTCCGTGGAATTAAACGGCCTAAGATAATCCGGAAGGTCACATGTTTCTGGACCACAGAACAATGCGATGCGATCATCAGTGCAGCACCAGATGAGCATTACGCCTTTTTGTGGTCTCTCATGGCTTACGCTGGCCTCCGTTATAATGAGGCTTATCATTTGACCTGGGAAGCAATTAGAGACGGTAGAATAACGCTTGTGGGGAAAATGAACTCGCTCGCGAGCATTCCGGTTAGCACTCGAATTCAAAAATTTTTAGGCTTCGGAAAGACTGGAAAAATATTTGAAGGAAAAATATCTCCCTATAACGATACCAATCTGGCCGTATTACGTCGAACGATCGCGTTAATGGAA